GGCGTAGATGGTGACTTCTATATCAACACTACAAGCAATTCAATCTTTGGACCAAAAACAGCAGGAGCCTGGGGAACAGGAACAAGCCTAGGCGGCAATAGCGTTTTAAACGGAACAACAGATCCAACTTCTGCAAATGGATCAAACGGCGATTTTTATATTAATACTACTAGCAAGACTATCTTCGGCCCCAAATCTTCTGGAACATGGGCCCTAGGAACATCAATTGTGGGTCCCCAAGGAACTACTGGAACGACAGGAACTACTGGGCCAAAGGGCGATGCAGCAGCAACAATTTCAGTTACTTCTACAACTACTAGCGCAGCTGGTACTAATGCTCAAGTAACAAACTCTGGCACATCTTCAAATGTTTTATTAAATTTTGTTATACCAAGAGGAGCAGATGGAGCGCAGGGAGCACCAGGCACACCAGGAGTTGCAGGAGCAGATGGAGCGCAGGGAGCACCAGGGGCAACACCAAGCCTTGATCCAATTTCAACAAGAATTGCATTAAACCCTACAGTGACTTCTTCAGTTGGAGTAAACTCAAGTTGGTTTCCAACATCAACCGCAACATTTACATTAGGCTTACTTGGTCCGATAAACTCAGGAACAGATGCTGCCACCAGAACTTGGAAAAACATTTATTTAACTAATGCAGCCACTGTTGTTTCAGATGAAAGAACAAAACAAAACATACTGCCATCAGATCTGGGACTATCATTTATAAATAATTTAGAGCCAGTAAAGTATAATAGAATTGATGGAGACAGAACACATTACGGATTAATTGCACAGCAAGTTAAAAGCGTGTTGGATGAGGCTAACATTACAGATTTTGGCGGATGGGTTATATCTAATGTTGGAGATCCATTGTCACAACAGGCTTTAAGGTATGAAGAATTTATATCACCACTAATTAAAGCGGTACAAGAACTTTCAGCGAGAGTAAAAGCACTAGAAGAGGCGTAAGACATGTCATATAAATATACAGTCTTACAAGATAAGCCAACATCATTTTATCTTTTAGATGAAGTAAGATCGGGTACAGTAGGATCTTATACAAGCCTCACATCTACATTTTTAACATATGCAGACCTAAGAGATAGAGGCGTTTCTTATTCAGCGCTAAGCGGGCTACCAGTATATGATTATTCAGGAAATGCCTATGACGGATATGCCATTAATGCATCCTCTAGCGAGCTTATGCCACTGATAGCTGGTGGAATAAGAGGAACTAAAGTATTGTCAGATACTCTAGTAAATTTTAATGTGCCTGGAATTGCTAATTCATCCTATGCAGATAATTCATTCTCTATCGAAGCCTGGGTTGTTTTACCAGAATATTCTTCATCTGAAATATGTATTGTTGGGGACTCAGCTAATTCAATAGGTCTATTTTATAAAAATGGTAATTTAATATTTAAGGCAGGAACAAACTCTATACAGTATAAGGTAAGCAACACTCAATCTTTGTATGTAGTTGGTCAATTTTCTACAAACAAAATTTCTCTTTACATAAATGGATCTCTGGTAAACTTTACCAGCTTAACTAAATATAAATTTAATAATTTATCAGTTAACTTTCAAGCAGGTCCAGCAGTCAATAATTTTATTATAGACTGTGTTGCTTTTTATAAATTTAATTTATCAGACTCTCAGATGCTTAAGCATTACAAAAACGGAATTAAAGAAATTAAATACTCTCAGATTGTAAGTAATGATGGAGGGTATTTGTTTAGCATGAATACAGCAATGATGAAACCAGTGATGACATACTCATATCCAAGGTCTAAATCTTGGAAAAACTTTATTAATGAAAATATTAAATTGTCGGTTGATGAATCTTATCTTTATTTTGATAGCTCTTTAGCAGGCAGCTTTACATTTACAGATGCAATTATAATACCAGATACGCTTGGGATTACTAGCTCACAGATATATTGGGAATCAGATACAGATGGCATATTAGTTAGAGCAAGTCTGGATGGAACTACCTGGGTAAATTGTGTAAATGGTTCTCCGCTGCCATTCTTTAATAAAAATGATAATCAAACGGGATCAGTTTTATATCTGCAGGTAACAATGTCTTCATCGGATACATCACAATATTTACCTATACTTAAGTCCATCACCATAGATTTCTTTAAAAATAAAGATTTCTATTGCGACAACTTTGGCTATTACATATCTTCAAGTTACGACTATGCCCTTCCTAGATACAACAGCACAATCCTTTCTTACAACAAAAACAACGGGCTCAAAATGCATAACGGGCATGGGTTTACAATTAATTCAGATCTGTCTACTCGGACAATAGAACTTGTATTTACACCAAATGGTACAGAGAACGTATTATTCTCAGCACCTTCAAAAATATATGAATGGGATAATGCGGGGGTAATCAGCAAAACAGGAGTATCCTCAATCTATGTAAATGGAATAGATAGAACATCCGCTACCAATATATCCGAATTTTTCTCTATAGGATTCCCTCATTATGTAGTAATTGTATTATCTACAGCAGCAACCACAAATCTTAAATTTAACCAAAATCAAACAGACAGTAAGTCTGGCGGAAACAATATGTATAATAATCTAAGTATATATCCAACAGCATTTACACAATATGATGTAGCCAGACACTATCAGTTATATACAGATAATATCATAAGCGTAGTATCTGACAGCCTAATGTCAGTATCTGAGTCAACAGCTGGTACAGATTCCACCGCCTACTTAGTCCTTTCTGTTGAGCCAGAGGCCATATCTATATAATCTTGTCACAGGCATGACGGAATCTGGACTTTAGCCTACGATAATGGTATGATTGAGTACTATGGATATGTTAAATAAAAATACTAGGATTATTGAAGAAACCACCCTTGGCATATACGTGTGGGAAATGCCTGACGGCAGATGGGTTGGAGACGACGATGGCAACTTTCTTTCGATCACAGCAAAAAAAGGAAATAAATCCAAGGTCGATGCTTTGGCTAGAGAAGTTCGCTCGTACGGTATTGATGTCGGCCAACCCAAGTTCCTATCTGGACGCAGAAAAATTGACGACGAAGAATTTGAACATCAAAACGAAAGACTAAAGTGGGGACTAACTCCAGATCCTTTGGATATCGGCGTGTATAAAGATTCTATGTTAAGAAACGGAGCGGTGCAATGACAAAAAGAGTAGAGTTTATAGAAGATGAAATTGATAGCGTAAATACAATTGACATCTCTAACAATTCAGACTGGTTTTCATTTAAGAAATCTGAAGAGCATGATGATCCGTTTAGCATGGGCCTTGAAGATATTAAAAAGCTCAGAGGACTAGGTACAAACTTTAAGCGTAAAATAAATAGAGATTTTTCAAAAGCCTTTGTAGGCAAAGAAGGATCTGCGACACAGCAAAATTTATTACAGCAAGCAATTAGCGGATATGCATTATTTGATCTTGTAGAGCCTACATATAATTTAGAATACCTTTCAAAGATTTACGAAATTTCAACATATAACTATGCAGCTATAAATGCAAAGGTTTCAAATATTGTTGGGCTGGGATATATGTTTGCAGAAACTTCAAAAGCAAAAGATGCAATGGATGCAATAACAGACCAAAAGCAGGTAGACAGAGCCCGTGCAAAAATTGATAGAATTAAAACGCAGCTAGATAAATGGTTAGATGATTGTAATGAAGAGGAGTCCTTTACAGAGACCCTTATAAAGGCCTACACGGACCTTGAGGCTACTGGAAACGGTTACATAGAGATAGGACGTACAACAGCAGGAGATATAGGCTATATTGGCCACATACCAGCTAAGACAATGCGTGTTCGTAGATTCCGTGACGGATTTATTCAATTGCTTTATGGCAAGGCCGTGTTCTTTCGTAATTTTGGAGACATGGAAACTCCAAGCCCAATTGCAGCGCAAGAGGAAAGACCAAATGAGATTATTCATTTAAAGAAATATACACCAATGAATAACTACTACGGCGTTCCAGATATTATTGCTGCCCAGCAAGCGTTAGCAGGAAACGAATTTGCTGGAAGGTATAACTTAGATTACTTTGAAAATAAGGCGGTCCCAAGATATATCATTACAGTAAAGGGAGCAAAGCTTTCTCCAGAATCAGAAAGAAAACTTCTTGAATTTTTCCAGGTTGGGTTAAAGGGAAAAAATCACAGATCCCTTTATATTCCACTACCAGCAGATACCCCAGATTCAAAGACTGAATTTAAGATGGAGCCAATTGAAGCAGGGGAACAAGAGTCCTCATTTAATATCTATCGTAAGTCTAATAGAGATGAAATTCTTTTAGCCCATCGTGTTCCAATTAGCAAGATTGGTATTCCAGAAGGAATTAACCTTGCTGCAGCAAGAGATGCTGATAAGACATTTAAAGAGCAGGTTTGCCGACCAGCTCAAGACAGACTTGAAAAGAAATTAAATTATTTAATTGCAGAAAAGACAGATGTTGTACAATTAAAGTTTAATGAGCTTAGCCTTACTGATGAGGAAACCCAAAGCCGAATTGACGAAATTTATTTAAGAATGCAGGTAATTACCCCTAACGAAGTTCGTATTAGAAAGAATATGACAACGGTAGATGGTGGGGATGAAATGGTAGATTTAAAGCCACAACAGGTCGCAGACCAAAAAGCAAAAGCCACTGGAAATAAAAAGAGGGATCAGCAAAGATCCTCAAATGCTCCAGATAAAAGCGGAGAGGCCAGAAACCCCAAAGGCGATGGTCCTAAAGTCAAATAAGTTTAATCAACTGCTATTTGCGTTAGAGTAGATAAACCTATAAAATTAAGCATATGAACATCGAAAAGTCACACTGGTCAACCGATGGTGAAAACCTTCATCTCTCCGTACCCTTTACAAAGGTCAATCGTGAGACAAGAACCGTGTCTGGATTTGCTACATTAGATAACGTAGATCAAACAGGAGACGTAGTAACTGCTGAAGCAAGCATTAAAGCTTTTGAAAATTTTAGAGGGAATCTCCGTGAGATGCATCAGTCAATTGCAGTTGGTAAGGTAGTTTCATTTAAGCCAGAAACATACTACGATCAAAAGTCTCAAACATTTTATAATGGAGTTTACGTAACCTCATACATATCAAAGGGTGCACAAGATACTTGGGAAAAAGTTCTTGACGGCACTCTTTCTGGTTTCTCAATCGGCGGAAAGATTAAAGAGTCAGACAATGAAGTTAACAAAGCTACAGGCGAAGCAGTAAGATTTATTAAAGACTATGACCTAGTAGAACTTTCAATTGTTGATTCACCAGCAAACGAACTATGTAATATTTTTTCAATTGAAAAAGTAAATGGACAAATGGTCTATAAGGGTATTGCTACTGAAGTAGTAACAGAAAATATTTTTTATTGTGAAGAAAGTGATTCTGTATTTATGTCTACAGAAAAAACTTTTGAATCACCAACATCAGGAAAGCCAGCCACGCTAATAGGTTGGGTTGAAAGTTCAGATATGAACAAGTCAAAAGAAATAAATAAGATTCTTGCTTCATTTAAGAAGTCAAGATTACCGTTGCCTGAAACACAATTAGCAAAACAGGCAAACGTAGAAGGAGGTAATAAAATGTCAGATACAAACATTGATACTGTTGTAGAAGCTCCAGAAGCAGAAGCAGCAATCGAATCAACTGAAGCTGTGGCCGTAGAAGCCCCAGTAGCAGATGAAGCAAATGTCGATCTTTTTGACAAATCATTAGAGGTTGCAGAAATTGCAACTGAAGATACCTCTGCCGACAACGTTGAAAAAGCAGCCGATACAGTAGAAGTTATGGTTGATGAACCTGATTTTGCAAAAATGTTAGGCGATCTCAAAGGCTTTTTCGCAGAGACACTCACAAAAGCTACAGAAGCAAATGCTGCACAAGTTACAGAGATTAAGACATCTGTAGAAGCTTTCAGCAAAAGCGTCGACGATAGAATTTCTGAGTTGGCAGAAAAGCACAGCGCACTTAGTGCTGCTGTGACAGAAATAAAGGGCACCATTGATGGTGTTCAAAAGCAGGTTGATGCCGTAGAAGGCGATACCGCAATTAAGAAGTCCTCTGACCTTGGCGGGTCTGAGGTATTTACCAAATCAAAATCAAAATGGTCTGGAGCTTTCCTCGGTTCCGTAAATGAAATCTTTAACTAAAATAAGGTAGGTGAAATAAAAATGAGTAATGAATTATTAGAAAAGGCCGCAGCAGCTGGTACAACAGTATCAACTGGGTTCGGTTCTTCAACAGGTGGTTCAGGCGTTCATGTTGCTTCAGAAAATGGCAACGGTGGACTTCTAAACCCAGAACAATCAGCAAGATTCTTGGACTATATGTTCGATGCTACCGTAATTGGTAAGGTTGCACGTACGGTTCGTATGAAATCCGACACAACAGAAATTGATCGCATGTCAGTAGGAGAAAAGCTTGTAAAGCTTGCATCCGAAGGAGAAAACACAGCCATAAACCAAGGCGTAACATTCTCAAAGATCTCTCTCACAACAAAGAAGCTCCGCATGGACTGGGAACTTTCAACTGAGTCTCTAGAAGACAACATCGAAGGTGCAGATCTTGAAGATCATATTGCACGTATGATGGCAACACAAGCTGGAAATGACATCGAAGATCTTATTCTTAACGGTGATACATCACTTTCAAGCGATGCGCTGTACAAGTCATTTGACGGTGCAGTTAAGAAGGCAAAGACACATGGTCGTGTAGTAGATGCAGCAGGTGCGGGAATTTCCCGTGAGATCTTCAACAAGGCTCTTAAGGCAATGCCACGTAAGTACAAGCAACGTCGTACAGACCTTCGCTTCCTTTCTGGATCAAACTTGATCCAAGATTACTTGTTCTCTAACTCACAGAACATTCAGAACGTTACTCCACAAGATATTGCCTCTGGCATTATCCGTGGCGATGTTCCTGTTCTTGGAGGTCCAGCAGGATATGTAGCTCCATACGCATTTGGTATTCCAATCGTTGAAGTTCCATTGCTTCCTGAGACACAGACAGGTACATACGCAAGCCCATCAGGTTCACACGGAGACGTCCACTTGACATTCCCAAATAACGTAGTTATTGGTATCAAGCGTGATGTAACTGTTTACCGCTTCTTCCAGCCACGTAAGGACACAATCGAGTACACAATGTATACTCGTGTTGGCGTTCAAATCGAGCAGGCAGACGCTTGGGTCGTTGTAAAGAACGTTAAGGTTGCT